TCATTTATTAATTCTTAATTAAAACAACAAATTACGAATGCGGTGCGGAATGTCGGCTTAGGATAACAACTGAAAATAAAAATCATTTATTTTTCCACTGTAAACATATATCAATATTCTGTTAAAAACCAAAACGTAGAGATTTACTTAGGACATATTTAATAATTAAATCACGTTATAAGCAATTATCTTACAACAATATTATATGCTGATTTCAAGTCAAATTTGTTAACCCATGTTAACAAAACCATTATAAGAATGGCCTGTTTATTCAGGCCACTGTCATTATTTTGGTTGCTCCGGCCATTCAATATCAGGAGCCTGTGAAATATCAATTCTATTCAGCATTACTCTATACTTCTTCCATACCAACAGAGCCGCCTCCTCTTCTTGAGTCGCAATCCCTAAATCAACAGCATCTTGTAATGGTGCTATTTGCTGGCTAGCCTCTACAATAAATTGTTGTTTTTTACTTTCAATATACTGCTGCAACTCTTCTCTTGTTGGTGGAGGAATATCAGCCCATTCCGGTAAACCATTTTGACCTGCTATACGATATTTTCCTTCCGGTACATTATTCGCAGCGTATTCTTGATAAATATCAAGACCAACTTCAATAATATCATCGGGCAATGAACCAGAAGCAATATAATTCTGTTCCAATTCTATAGGATAGAATGAATTTGTCTTTGCACTATAAAAATACATAATTAATATCCTATCGCCAAATATCTTACAAAATTACCTGCTAACTGAGATGCACCATTTCTACATGTTACAATAAATTGGCTTGCAGAAATAGGTAAAGCAGCAACTCCAGTGCCAGAATTTTCAAACTCAGAATATGTTGCAACGATCTGGAAACAAGCATTAGGGAATGGAATCGGGAAGTATCTGTAATCATTTATCGCCCCACAGCCATTTGCCTGGCCCCATTGAATAATTATTCCAGTATCACCGCATTTCCACCAACCGTTCACAACCTTATTAGCCGTATTCACATTAAGATTACAACACTTGGCAATTTTTTTGTCTAATACGCTTTTGAATTGTGCGGAGATTTTAGTTACATTGCCATCATCCAAAACATCAGTGCCAGATTCTGTCACAATAAAATCAGCTATAGCAGATGATATAGTTGATGCTTGACGTAATGCCTTATTTAACATGTGATTAGGAATATACTGTCCGTCTTCAAACCCAACAGGCAACCTTGCATATGCTTCATACTCTTGTTGACTGGGCACATTAGCTTTATCACTAATAGCAAAAGCTTTAAAATCATTTTTGGCACTCATATACATCTCCTTAAATTAAATAACATGATTTCATAATAAACAGATTGAATTATCACTAAAGATGATTTCTCTCAACTCACATCGATAATAGTCTAGTTTATAAAAATAATAATGAAATATTTTTATAACTAAAATGAGTAACTATTTTTATATAATTTTAAATAATAAATACTCCGCTGGCACGAACAATAATCCCATCATTCCATAATCCTGAATGACTTGTTTATTCCGACCATTTTTTCATTATTTCGGCTGCTCCGGCCACTCAACATCAGGAGCCAATGAAATATCAACTTTGCTCAATATTATCCTATATTTCTTCCATTCCAGTAGAGCGGCTTTTTCTGCTTCGGAAGCAACGCCTAAATCAACAGCATCTTGTAGTGGAGCGATAAGATTATTAACTTTAGTCAATAACTGAGACTTCTCATGTTCTGCTTGCTGTATTAATTCCTCTTTGGTTGCAGCATAGATATTATCAGATTCTGCTTCCATATTCTCCCCAACAGCCTTGTCAGAAGGTTTATTCAACGAGTTATATTCTTGCGCCCAAGGCGTCCACGGACTATCGTGGAATTGGCTACGTGTATATACCCGACTGCTGTTATAAACAAAATAACGTTGAATAACGCCCGCCGCTTTCAACACAATAAGCGAACCAGCGAATGGCTCAGGGTAATTCGTGCCATTTTTGGCATGAGCATTATACTCTTGATAATAAATTCCAGGTATTTTATAACTATTTAAATCCGCGTTATCACCTAAATTAATCGACTGCCCGGCAAAGATATCTTGAGAAGTAATATTGATATCCGCAGCTAACGCTTTTCCATTAATTTTTCGGAGTCCTGTGATATATCGAGCATCAGACTCTGATTTTGCATATGCTCCAACTTCTCCAGCAGTAGGTCTATTCAGTGTGTTATATTCTTGCGTCCAAGGCGTCCACGGGCTTTCATGAAATTGACTACGTGTATATACCCGACTGCTGTTATAGACAAAATAACGTTGAATAACCCCGGCCGCTTTCAATACAACCAACGAACCAGCGAACGACTCAGGGTAATTATTACCATTTTTGGCATGAGCATTATACTCTTGGTGATAAATCCCCGGTATCTTATAATTATCCAAATTGGCATTGTCACCTAAACTATGCGCCTGTCCAGCAAGGATATCCTGAGAAGTAATATTAATATCCTCAGTTAATACTTTCCCATTAACTTTTCGGGTATTTGGTATTCTGGTATTAATACTTTCACGTAATGAATTTATTATTTCCTGAACCAACTTTTGCGTAACCGCTAATGTATCACTATTACCCACTACATCGGTAAGCTGAACAATACCTTTTCGTGTTAATGAGGCATTTGGAACTTCTGCTGCAATTTTTTGCTCTAAGGCCCTATTTAGTTGATCGGTAAGTTTAGCTATATTACCATCATCCAAAATATCATTACCAGATTGTGTCGCGATAAAATTAGCTACCACAGATGATATTGTTGACGATTGACGTAATACCTTATTTAACAGATTAACCGGAATATTATCTGGTGGAAATCCAATCTGTAAGCTCTGGTTTTCTTCATACTTTACTTGGCTCACTACATTAGCATTATCACTAATAGAAAAAGCCTTAAAATCATTTTTGGCACTCATATACAATCCTCAAATTGAATCATATTATTTTGAGAGGAAATTCAAAAATAAAAACATCTATTTTTGCATTGCAAATTACATATCAATATCCTATTGCAAACCAGAATGCAGAGCTTTCAGTCTCGTATGCCCAATAACTAAATCCTGTTACAGACAATTGTCTTGCAACAACATTATATGATGATTCCAGGTTAGATTTATCACTTAATGTTAACGAAACATTTACACAAGCATTAGGAAACTGAATAGGAAAATTAACTGGTGTATCATGTGCAGCCCAATTCACAATCCCCCACTGATAAATTACCCCTGTATCCCCACACTTCCACCAACCATTCACTGATTTCAACGCTGTATTTTTATTTCCTTTAGCATTAACGAGGTTATCGACTTCTGCTTTTGTATACCCGCTAATAACCCTGTCAGCAGGTTTATTCAATGTGTTATATTCTTGAGCCCAAGGTGTCCATGCATTATCATGGAATTGGCTACGTGTATATACTCGACTACTATTATAGACAAAATAACGTTGAATAATTCCAGCCGCTTTCAACACAATAAGCGAGCCCGAAAGCGGTTCAGGGTAATTGACGCCATTTTTAGCATGAGCATTATAATCCTGATAATAAATCCCTGGTGTTTTACAGTGATCCAAATTTACATTATCACCTAAACTAATTGCCTGCCCATTCAAAATATCCTGAGAAGTAATAGTGACATCCGTAGCTAAAGATTTTCCATTCACCCTGCGAACTCCCGCAATATATCGAGAATCAGATTCTATTTTTGTATATACGCCAATCTCATCAGCCGTCGGTTTATTCAGCGTATTATACTCTCTCGTCCAAGGTGTCCACGGATTATCATGAAACTGACTACGTGTATATACTCGACTACTATTATAGACAAAATAGCGTTGAACCGTCCCAGCCGATTTCAATACAACAAGAGCGCCGGCAAGAAATTCAGGATAATTAAGGCCATTTTTAGCATGAGCATCATACTCTTGATGATAAATTCCCGGTGTTTTGTAGCTATTTAAATCTGCCTTATCACCTAAACTAATCGCCTGCCCACCCAAAATATCCTGAGAAGTAATGGTGATATCTTCAGACAGTAATTTTCCATTAATTTTTCGGGTATTAGATACCTTAGCATTAATACTTTCACGCAATGAGTTTACTATTTCCTGAGCAAGCTTTTGCGTAACCGCTAATGTGTCACTATCGCCCAGTACATTAGTAAGCTGAACAATGCCTTTTTGTGTTAATGAAGCATTAGGAACTTCTGTTGTGATTTTTTGTTTTAAAGCCTTATTTAATTGCTCGGTAAGTTTAGCTACATCTCCATCATCCAGAACATCACCGCCAGATTGTGTCGCAATAAAATTAGCCACGACAGATGCGATTGTTGACGATTGACGTAATACTTTGTTTAGCAGATTACTCGTAATATTATCTGGTGGAAACCCCGCCTGCAAACTCTGATCTTTTTCATACTTCTCTTGACTCACTACATTAGCATTGTTACTAATAGAAAAAGCCTTAAAATCACTTTTAGTACTCATATACACCCCTTAGATTAAATATTATAATTAATATATTGAATTATTATTAAAGTAATCACTCATAATTTACAGCAGCCATAGTTTAATTCATAAAAATAATAATAAAATGTTCTTCTAACTTAGAAGAATAATTATTTTTATATCATTGACGGCAAGAAAAAAACCAACAAATTTCAACTGTAAATATATTCATGGCATTCATATTCAACATCTAAAATTATTTCACTTTGTCATTACTTATTTTTGCATTTAAAATTATAGCCTGAATTTTTTAATATTCTAACAGCGCTGCCTATTTAAACAGCGCTTTATCAATAATATGTCAAGACTATATGACTTTATTTCTACTTTGGTGACTTAAAAATTAATATCAGAAATGAATGAAGTACCTATGTTAGTAGTAAAAATATCCGTTCATTCTGATAAACCATTTTTATTCCCCATACATTATTCCCCTTAGAGGAATAATGTATTTTTAATATCCAATAGCCATCCAATGGACCGCTCGTGCCCGGAAATCAGTGTTTAATGCACCAATAGTTGTTGCTGTAAAAGATACTGCTGTAATATCACCCACTTCAACAAAACAGCGATCTGTGATCGGAGACGAAGGTTTTCTTCTACCATCAGGTGTCGCAACCACCGTTGTACATGCATTAGGAAAGCTAATAGGAAAGTTAGCCAAATAATTATCACTACCTATCAAAACACCCCACTGATAGATTATTCCTGTATCACCACACTTCCACCAACCATTTGCAGATTTTAAGGCTGTATTTTTATTGCCATATCGAACATCAGATTCAGATTTAGTATAACTCCCCACATCCCCCGCACTGAGGTTAATATCATTCGACAACACTTTTCCATTCACCTTGCGGCTATTAGGCACTCTGGTATTAATATCTCCACGTAATGAATTAACTATTTCCTGAGCAAGCTTCTGTGTCACTGCCAATATATCACTATTACCAATGACATCAGTAAGTTGAACAACGCCTGATTGGGTTAATGAAGCACTGGGAATTTCTGTTGTGATCTTTTGTTTTAATGCCTTATTTAATTGCTCAGCAAGTTTGGCTATATCACCATTATCCATAACATCATCGCCAGATTGTGTCGCAATGAAATTAGCTACAACGGATGATATGGTTGATGATTGACGTAATACCTTATTTAATATGTGCGGGGTCATAGAATATGGTGCAAACCCAGTTTGCAATTCTGGACTCCCTTCATATCCTTGTTGGCTTATTACATTAGCATTACTATCAGTAGAAAAAGCTTTAAAATCATTCTTGGGACTCATATGTCCTCCTTGAGTTAAATAACGTTATTTTATAATTAACATATTAAATTACGTCTAAAATAAACTAGCTCTCTAATGTAGATTGGAATTGCCGACTAATGTCTAAAATCCTATTCATGTAATAAGCGTCGGCATATCGTCCATTACGAAAAGCATATACCCGTCATCTTTCAAGTTGCCTCTTTGTTGGCTGCACTCACTCACCCCGGTCACATCGTTATCTATGCTCCCGGGGATTCGTTCCCTTGCCGTCGCGATGCATCTTGAAATCCATAGGGTATAATGTTTAGCAATTCCTTCAATCTCAAATCCAAATTTTTTATGTAATGCGGTAGCAGCATCATTAAACCCTTTCAATACGGTTTCGTCTCACTAGATTGATGCCAAACCGATAACCACTGCTTAGCTATCATGTTCCATTGTCCTCTCATGTAACAACTGCCAACTGCATTTGTAATCTTAAAAGCAATTGTCAGTCATATCGCTTGGTATCCTCTCCCCGCAAGATACGCTCACTTCATCACCTAAAACACCCGACACAAAATTATTTTAATCTTTAAAATAATTTTTAAAAACTGCTTGACTCTGAAGTTTTTCTGATTAAAATCTCAGCCACAATTTAGATTTTCGTGAAACAAATCACACTTTACCAATAAAGAGAATTCATCATGAAATCTGTTACATCTTTCATATCAAGTGTTCATAGTGTCGTTGTCTACTTGTCAACACCTTGCTTTCTGTAAGTCTGCTTTTTAACCGATGCGTGAAAGGCCAGTTTCCAAGCTGGCTTTTATTAGCCTAAGAGATTCAATATTGGAGGTAAATAAGCAATCGATAAATAAAAACTCTGCTACTAAATCATTTATCATATATTCTCAGCCTAATAGCCAAGAATATATGAAATAACAACCAACAGATATTAATAATTCAACGCATCAAGAAGTCGTTTCTTCAATGATGCAACATCATCCACACTATTTTGAACCAGCTGAGTAAGATTAGCTATATCACTTTCCAGAGATTGAACCTTCTCTTCCAATTCCTTATTCTTTGCATCTAATAATATATCAATCCTTGCCGATTCAGCATGTAACTGCTGACCATTAACCGCCTCAGTACTGTGATTTGAAATCTCCCCAGCCGCAACATGTATAATCTTACGTTCATGGCCGGTTTTTCCTACAGAAACAACATTCGGTTTATTAGCAATAGAATCTGCACCTAATGCAATGCTCCCTTTTTCTGTTGCAGAAGCGTGTTGACCAATCGCCACGGCCTGAGCCGCACTCGCCGTCACCTTTTGTCCCAACGCGATAGAAGCCAGGCCGTTGGATACAGAATCAGCCCCAATCGCAATAGGCCAAATGACTTTCGTATCACCTTGTTTACCCGCAATTTGATTTTGCCCAATCGCAATAGCCGCTTCACTGATGGTTTTAGAATTTCGGGGTGAAGCACCAATTGCGATAGAATGTATTGCCGGCGCTTCTGCATGTCCAAGTACAACTGAATCTTTACCAGTTGTTTGTTCAGCTATATCGGTATTTTCAATAGACATATTAAACCTCTTAATTTATAAATTAAATAACCATGCGTTGTTTGAAACTTAATACAATGTGCGACAAAATATGATATGGATTACGTGAACTCGTTTCACATATCAAAACTTAAATTAACGTTATATCTATTCCGTCGACAATATTAGATATAAATCCCAACTTGTAAATAAATTAAAATTATTGGATAGTGGAATATATTGTATGGAATTTATTTCATGTATTATCAAGCTTTATGGAATATATATCCAATAAAGTTCATCATAACCAATTAATTAATCACCTCAATATTAATTGGTTTTTATATAATCAACCTAATTTAATGATAAATTTAATAATAAATACACATAGCGATAATAAAAGAATTTTCAGAATAATTTAATAACCACTATTCTTGCAACATGCAACGTCCCAAATCTCGTTTAAATATCCTAATAACTCTAAGGCTTAATTTTCTTTGAGTTAAGAAATAAAAGAGTTAATAGGAGTTGCGTAATGTAATAATATCCACTATAGTAAATATTACTATAAAATCCAATTGGGCTCACAGGAATGAGAATTTTTACTACTGATGATTTCGCAACCTTCATGGATGATAATTCACTAACTAATGCTGAGCTTTGCCAATCCGTTAAAGAAGTAGTAAACGGACTAGTAGATGCCAATCTTGGCGGCAATCTATTCAAAAAAAGGATCGCCCTTGCAAGGACAGGGAAAAGTGGTAGCGCACGTTCTGTCGTTGCATTCAGGTATAATGATAAAATAATCTTTATTGACGGCTGGCTAAAAAAAGACGTAGCAAAATCGGGAAAAGAAATTCCCGATAAACTGTTAAAAGTCTATACCCTACGGATTTCAAGATGCATCACGACGGCAAGGGAGTGA